TGGGATAATAACGGATACCGCTTTATCAAGCCTATCGAAAATGAGCGGGAGTTTTACCGAAAGTATGGCGAAGAGTTGTCGAGGAAATACCGTAAAGATTCGGAAGATATGGCGGAAATAAGCGATATTGAACGTTGGTTGTAGCGTAGGTAGTTCAATTATTATACTGGGGTAGTTCAATTTTTATACTCTATATATACTTATGTATTTATACTTACGTATTAAGACTTATAAAAGATACCGACAGCTTCGGGAATCATAAACCGATTCCCTTGCTATCGGACGATTAAAACTTTTAAAAGATTGATACCAACAGCAAGGCTTGAAAAGCCGTAGCTGATGGGAGGTTTTAATGTCTTATGACATTATCGGGGAATGTATAACGGAAGCTATTAAGCGGATATATAAATATATTCGGAATAGCTATACGGGATATATTAACGGAGATAATAGGCGGATTAATAATATTATATCGGATTATCTATCGGAATATATCGGCGGACATTCCTAGGGATATTCGGTAGGGATCGGATGATAAGGGCGTATGCAATAACGTAGTATATGGCGGATGATAGGCGACTGCTAGGCGGACATAATAGCGCCTTAAATGGCGTCTATGTTGCGTATGACGTATATAAGCGTTTGTTATCGCCTTATATAGTAGCGATAAGATTACGTTATATGGCGTAGGGTAGTCTGTACTGCATCGGTTATATAGTCGAGTATAGAACCGAATAGGTAGGCGATTACCAGCCAAGCCGTTCAGGGCGAAGGCATCTCATAAAACTCGGGGGTCTGCGGACGGCTTCCGTTTTATACATTATTAGCGAGGTAAAGTTGTTATACTTGACAGTTATAAACCGCATGGTTGAGCAAATGTATAAAAACGTGCATAAACGGAGTTATTGCGTATGCTCAAGAATCGCGTCAAATCAACGTTTGTAAATCGGAGTTACTTCACGTAATAAGTATTATGTAAACCCGAAATGAATACGCTATACACCTTTATGCAGAAAAATCAGGCGGAAAGCCGGCGGATTATCGACAGGGGGCGGGGGCGGTAAGGGTTATATCGATCGCCAGGCGCCGGAACATTCCCGCCAAAATTTCGCAACTCGGGGCGTACCCAAGCGACTTACCCCGCCCAATTGGACGCCTATACGCCTAAAACGCATTTAAACGCCCATACAACGCATTCTAAGCGATTACCTATCGAATCATATTATCGGACGCCAAAACGCCTTAAAACGGCTCTAAACGCTTATTAAGATATTTTAAGGAGGAGATAAACGAATGAGCAGACGAACACGCAAGGATATACTCGAGGAAAGGTTATCGGCCGACCAGCTAAAGGCGGTCTATTTGCTTCTTGACAACGAATTAAAATCGCCAGACAGTCGCCTTTCGCAAGAAGAAATCGCGGCCGAATGTAACGTTAATCGGTCGACGCTTTATCGCTGGCGAACGCAGAATCAGGATTTTATCGATTATCGACGCGAGGTCATGCAGAATTACATTTCGGACATGAGCGGTTTATTCTTAAAATCCTTACGGCGATCAATCGAAGGAACCAACGGCGCGCCGTCAATGCGAGCGCTCGACCTATTCGCCAAGATCGAAGGGCTTATCGATAATTCGAGCAAGGTCGACGTCAATATCGGTAGTGACGGACGCAGCGACGAAGATTTAGAGGCGGATCTTAAGCGGTTAGACGAGCAACTTGCCGAACTAGAGGACGAGGGCGGCGACAGTACGAATGGCTAACATCGGAGGCGAATGGCTCGATAGGGATGCGCGGCAATCCCGTATAGAATTAATCGAGGCGCGCATTGCTAAGCTCGAAAAACTGCGCAAAAAAGGCGCCCTACTTCCCTCGCAAGTCCAAACGCTAATAACGGACAAACGTGAGCTAATCCGTCTTAAACGAATCCATCGCGCTGAATATGACGTGCTCTATTTCGGCATGGAATATTTTTCGGAGGATGGCAATCCGGATAATCCGGACAATTTAATTCCCGCTGGCGTCAATGTCGATAATGCTGCCGATTTTCATAAGCAATTAACCGCCATGCTCGACGACGTTACGCACGGAAGGGTTAAGCGTCATATAGCTTGGGCATGTCCGCGGCGACATGCTAAGACGGCGTGGCTATCGAATATATTCTTAATTCATCAGGTTGTTTTTCGGCATAAGCGTTATATCGTCTTATTTTCGGAAACAACCGATACGGCCGGCGATTTTATTACGTGGGGACGATATCAATTAAAATTAAACGAAAAGCTGCGGAAGGACTTCGGAGAGATACTCCACGTACAACCGAGCCGGAATGAACTCGATAATAAATACGAATATATAACGGCATCAAATATTAAGGTTGAGGCAAAAGGACTCGGTACGCAAGTACGCGGCTTACGTCACGGCTCTACGCGTCCGGACTTATTTATATTAGACGATATTGAATCGGACGAATCTACGTCCACGGCCGAGCAAATCGCAAAAGCTCGGCGATGGTTTAATGAGTCGATGCTGCCCGCGCTTGCAAAAGATGGGCTTATAATTTACCTCGGAACTATTTTATGTTACGGGTCATTATTGCATTACGTCCTCGAAGAAAGGCGCGACTTTGATTCAAGGAGATTCGCGGCCATCATCGAATTTGCTCGACGTACTGACTTGTGGGACGAATGGCGGCGCATTAGGCGAGAAGATCGCGAAGATGCGGCGGATAGGGCCAGACAATTTTATGAGGTTAATAAGACGGAAATGCTCGAGGGCGCGCGTATTTTATGGCCGGAATACTTTACGTATTATGAACTTATTTCGGCGCGGGAAGATATCGGCACGAAGTCGTTTAATCAGGAATATCAAAATAATCCGACAGACGAAGAACGACAGATATTTAAGCCGGAACAATTTCACTGGTTCGATGATAGTGATTTGGCCGACAAGAATTTATCGAAGTTCGCAGCAATCGATCCCGCGATGGGTAAGGAGCGCGGCGACTATACCGTTATCGTTTCCGGAGCGTTAAATAACGATACCGGCACGCTTTATATTTATGACGCTTTTATGGAGCGGTGTCATCCGGACGTAATGATCGATAAGGCGGTCGAATTGACGAAGGAAGAGCAATACGAAGGAATAGCAGTTGAGGCGCAGGCGGCACAGGAATTTATAGCCGATCAGTTGCGAGGCAATTTAGCGGCTGCGGGCTATCCGTCATTTACGCGATTAAAATATATAAAGCATAAGTCGCAGAAGGAATTGCGAATCGAAGCGTTATTGCCGGATATACAGTCGGGACGTATTAGATTCCATCGAAAGTTTACGAACTCGCCCGATCTTGAGCAATTTGAAATGTATCCTATGCATGCGCATGATGATTTTCCGGATGCTGTTTCGATGTTGACGATGGTAGCGACGGAAACGCAGGCGAAAGTAAGAACGGTTAAACGCATGAATCGATGGCGATAAAAAGCGCCTGCGTAGGCGCTTGGTGTTAATCGAACATACTTTCAATTTCTAAACATTTTTCTTCAAATTCTTTTTGAGTTTTTATAGGATCTGATGGATAGGATCCAGCGTGAATATATTTATTATCAATTTTAGCGTATGAAGAAATTATAGGTTTTCTGGTAAAGGCTTGAAGCGAATATTCGTATTTCATACCGTTCACATAAAAAGTTTTTCTAGTATTTTCGGGAAGTGAATTAATTCTTCCGATTTCTTTTATTCTTTCTAAAAATTCTTTTTCGATTTTGGCAAATTCTTTGTCTGTCATTTAAATCAATCCTTTCAAATTTTTGTTATATATAATATATCATGATATTTAACGCATGTCAAGAGAAAAACCAAAAAAAGGGGTGAAAAAGATAAAAAATATATTTGCAGACTACAATCTTATGAGTCCGGACGACATGAACGCTCTTATATTTAACGCATATTCGCAATCGCTCGGCAAGGAAACGCGCGAGCGAATTCGCAAGCAACTCGATAATTATCTTTATTACGAAGGACGACAGCACCGCAATGAATACGGCGAGCTTGTCAAAGCCTCGGAATTAGATCGTCCAGCCGGCTTAGATTACGATCCGACGCGATACGCGACTAACTATTTCAAAGCGATTGTTGACCGTAAAGCGCGATGGCAAATGGGAGGTAAGCATGGCATAAGCGTTCCGCGACGTCAAATAGACGATATTGAGGACGTTTTATCGGAAGATTACAAGCCGAGCGAAGCGCAGCGACGCGAAAATGAGCGGGCGGAGAATTATGAACGCTTGCTATATCAGCTATGGGACGAAAACCGCATGCGGGCTAGACTCGTTCAAGCAGCGCGAGACCGCCTAATAGCGAATCGCGTCGTATGTAAAATCGTATACAACGACCGGACGGGCAA